AATATCAATGTTATCTACCTGCTTTCGCATCATTTCTACAATGGAATTCGCAAATTCTTCATTACCATCAGAATGTGCTATCAGCATATCAATATCAATGTTTTCAAGTAACTTATATTTAGTTGCTTGTTGTTTCTTTTCTTTCTGTATACGTCTTACGAACGCAAAGAAAGTAATTTGAGTAAAGTATGCAAAAGGATTCATACCTCTATTAGGGTCAAACTTCTCAACAGCAGTCAAGCAGTTTTCAATCCCATCAGAGACCATATCGTCTTTAAACGTATAATTAATAAAGTTAGCTTTATACGAAAGGTGAGTTGCAATCTTGAGAAAGCACTCACCAATATATTCTGTAACTCTAGGTTTTTCTAAATTACCCTCTTTTGCCTCTAAGACCTTCTTACGATATTCAACTAAAGCTTCAAAGAACTTTTTATTGTCGACGTAATGGGCAGGGGCTTTTTTAGTGGAGGGTATGTGCTCCACTACTTGACCTACTATCATTTTCATCCTCCTCGGATATTTCAATTTCACCGTTATCGTCATCACCCGAGAGTGCTTGTTCAATGTCTTCTTCTGTAGCCATATCTAAATTATCGTACTCAATAATAAATTGCTTATATTGAGCTTCTGCTCTCTCTAGCACATTAGTTGCAATTACAACGTTGCGTGCAGGAATTCTTAAAACTTCTTTTGCAGACATCTTAAGCCATGGCTGCATCATATAGGACTCAATAACCCCTCCGGCATAAGGCATCTTCATAGAGTGAATTTCTACCGGCTCAGAAACTTCAATATATTTCTTATCAGCCAAATCCATACACTCATCTTCAGTAGAGACAATTAAATTCTCTCCACTGGTTAATTTTAAAAACTTACAGTACATTATAGAGGTACCTTTACTAATTTGTAGTCAAAGTGCTCATCATTATAGGTCTTAATTCTTTCGATCATATGTAATAATGTATAGTTCTTTCTTGCTTTCCAAGTCAGATCATCGCCAATATCATATAGATTACAAAACGTCTTTGCATCGCCTTTTCGTAAACCTCTACCTACTGATTGTAAGTTTCTAATCTTAGACTTCGTAGGAGATGCAAATATGATATTGTGAAGGTTCCTAATATTTATACCTGTAGAAAACGTACCGTAGGATGCAACAATAATAGCATCTTTCTCTAGTTCGGTAATACGTCTGATATCTTCTCTATCAGCAGTCTCAGTACCCCCAAATACAAAGAATACTTTTCTATCACCGGCCTTAGCCTTAATCATATCAAAAAGTATTTGCCCGTGCTTCTCTACATACTGAAATAGCACCAATGAGTTACCAGTTTGTTTAAGAGCAAGATTACGAATGAATTTATTTCTAGGCTCGTACCCGCAAAGAAAGTCCATTTCATCGGGATACTTATTATCCTTACATGCCTTCTTTACATCATCAGGGTACTGGAGTATCAGGCCAAATATTCTTAACTCAGCCAATTGATCGTTATCCATCAATTGCTTGGTAGATGTTACCTTGTATACAGAACCGAAAAGGCCTTCAAGTACTAACCTATGAGTCTTTGTACCATCTAATGTACCCGTGGTACCAATACGATAAGGTGTATTGACCATTTTATGCATAATACCAGTTAAGGACTTTGCCTTAAAAGTATGTGCCTCATCTCCATACACTACTTGGTAGTTCTCAAAAAACTTTTTAGGTAATTCATAAACCGATTGCCAGGTAGAGATTACTATTGGAAAGAGGTTCTCTTTAGAATGGCCTGCATATATGCGTGAGCAAGATTCTGATACTTTCCATCCATTGTTTTGAGAGTAAGATTGGAAATCTGCGTACATTTGCTCGACCAAAGAGGTCGTAGGGACCAGGATAATTTGACGTCTTCCAAACTTTTCATTCCAACGGAGTAAACAGTATATAATGAGAGACTTACCGGAACCAGTTGGGGACAGAAGAAGGCGTCTTCCATCGGTAATTGCTCTATAAACTGCATCGAGTTGATAATCTCTGATGGACTCGCCACCGGGGAGTGATAGGTTAAGTTCATTAATAAATTCTTTCAACAGTTCTATTGTTACTGAATCAGATTGCTCAATATACTCACTGTAGTCAATTGTGTATTGATTGACCTCGGCAAAATGTTCTAGATAACTTTTTAAACCAACATACAACTCTTTTGTAAACATAGAAAAGAGTCTAATCTTACCATCCCATATCTTGTTACGAAAAAGAGGGTGAAACTTAGCGCCTGGAGCATCAAAAGAAAAATGATCAGCCAATTCCTGTGCAATACTAGGATCTGATTGTACAGTTAGGTAAACATTGTTTTTCTTCTTGATTGCTATATCGGCCATTACATCATACCGTTAGTAAACTTTGCCCACTCAATACTTGATTTAATATCCCAGGTACGAGAGTTAAGTGATCTGATTATTTGTTCTAGTGTATAGATAGTAGTCTTAAAATATTCTATCTTATCTTGTAACTCAATTAACTTATCATCGCATTCAAGTAATTCATCCATTTCATTCTTTAATGGCTTATTACCTTGATATTGTGACCAGTTCTCATCTTCTAATTCTTGCTTAGTCATCTCACCCCTGAAGTATTTGTACTTTAAACGTCTGGTGTTAAGGTACTCAGACTCCGCCTTACGAAGCTGGAGCTTAGTAGTAGACATTACTGTAATATATTTGGAGTGTAGGATAGGAACCCGGGCAGCTTCGTGCCCAAGGTTCGTTTCATTAATAGGAGCGTCTTTAGTCCACTCATCCGTCAATTCACTTAGTTTCATAATGTAGTTAGTTAACCTTATTCAGGGAGATCTAAAGTTATAATTTCTTCTCTCTTCTCTTCTGGCTGAGGTCCAAAGCTGATAATAGCCTCTGGGTTACCCTGGAAGCAGAAGTGACCGTAATGGTTTAGAGAGATGGAAGGATCAAGCCAAACATCACCACCAATTTCTTGCCAGCGACGGCAGAACGTATAGTCTTCTGACAAGTAGCGGCGATCAATCGGGTCGATCATAGTATCGAACAAAGCGTAGAAATGATCCTTCAAGTCAGCATTAGCAATATTAACGTCGTTGTTATACTTAAGTTCAGGATATGCCTTGATCATCTTAAGAATAGCTTCACGGCTAATCATCATGAAACCTGTACCGGCATCATGTAGTTTAATCAGGCCGTTCTCTACTCCAATGGTCTTAGTTTCTTTATCTACAAACTTAAAGTTAATAGCATAGTCAGAACCGAAGGATGCCATATCGCGATCAGATAGGCTTTTATCTTTATTAGCTGGGTCTGTTAGGTTGGCTCTAATCTTATCCCAGGCAACCCCCTTCTTAGGATATGCTCCTACTACAACATCCTTCTTGTGCGCATAAAGCTTTAAAAGGTCTTCTGTCTGAAATTCAATATCGGCATCAATAAACATGAGGTGAGTATAATCAGATGCAAGGAAGTAAGCTACTAATACATTACGTGCACGAGTGACCAAGGACTCGTTAGCAATAGTACCGAATGCGAGAGGGATTTGATGACCGTTAAAGAATGTCATCATCTTGATAACAGAACGGAAGTAAGGTTCGTTTAGCTGACCACCATAGCATGGTGTTGCGATAAAGAATTTATTTTTACGAATCTCATCAACAGAAAGTTGAACTTGCTTAGTTGCCATAATTTAGCTCCAAAAAAGAATTATAATACTTCAATATCAAATAGTTTATATTTAAAAGAAGCGATGCCTACGAAATAATCAACCGAGGAAGACGTTATATCAAAATCTAGAGCTTCCACAGAAACGGGGAAAGTATCTTTAAAGTTAATATTAGTCTTCGGTACGTTGTTACTATCCAATATAGTTAAAGTTGCATCTGAGTAGGCTATAGCAGTTGAGCCACCAGAAGCATCTCTTACAAAAGGAAACCTATTTAACCGTTCTCCAGTAAAATTTCTATATTGATTATAGTCGTTTGGAAAGCCAAGTGCAACTAACCATTCGAATAATTCAATGTAATTTGACATATCTTCGGTAATTAAAAACCGAATTGTAAAATCTCCAAATAAATTCTTATCTCCTACAACAGGAATATCTAAGAATGGAGATGGTTGTGTGGCAAAACCTAAAGTTAAACCTGGTAAATTAGCTGATTGACACGTAAATGCCACGCTTGGTATATTCTTAATAGAAAATCTAAAAGCGTTAGGTCTAAGATAGTTAACAACAGGTGCTGTCGTTATACTACTTACATCGTTTAATATTGTTGAAAGATTAGCTGTAAACATTATAAGTTCCTTTACAATATTTATAAACAAAAAAAGGGAGCTTTTTAGGCTCCCTTTTAACCCGTTTCCGGGATCCGTTCTTATCGACGGCTTTAGATTACATCAAGTTAGTAACCTTGGTGCGACGATAGTATTGGTTACGGTTAGCAGTGAACGTTGATACGTCAGCAGCGCCGCCAGCAGAAGTAGTAACATAGGGGTTAGCTACCATGCCATAACGAGTCTTAAAGCCGATTTTTGGCTGGAAGCTGTTAGGATCAACTGCGCGAACCATTTGCAATGGAACGTAAGGGCAGTAGAAAATACCTGCGTCATAAGGTGAAGTACCTTTGTAACCAACAACGTAGAACTGGTTAGCAGAACCGAGGTTGGCAGAATATGGATCAACATAAACTTTGAAACGACCATTCAACACACCAGCGAATGTGTTACCAGTGTCATCAACGTTCAAGTTTGTAGACAATGCAGGAGTGTAATCCAACACACCGGCCATGGCCAATGCGGAAGCTACGTCAGCAGAGCAAACAA